AAGAATCTTGATACGTTGAACAGACGATCGGAATGAGGTTGAAAGTGAAAGGTAGTGGTCGCAATGAAAATAGGAGTATTTTGGAGACGATTTAGGAATATTGAGCAACACATGAATCTAGATATAATCACTACGAAAACGATACAATTTAATTACCCTATTTTGAGTGCTTCCTAAGGGGGTGAAGGTTCAAAAAAGGGGGTTAAGCCTTCGACCGGGATTGCCGGTTATTTTTGTGGATGATGTAATCTGAATTTATTACGCACTTGTAGATAAATCCGAACCCACAGCGGGGGAGAAAGTAAATGGATAAATCAATCGGGATTTGACAAAGGAGTGTATATGAAAAAGTAACTTCCAGTTTGTCAGAGAAAGGTATGGTGAGCGAATGAGAATATTATACGAACTTTCATGGTTATGGGAGACGCTGGTCATTGCGCTTGTGGCTGCGGCTGTTTGCGTGGTTTGTGCCATGCTAATCTGTAAGGCAGTAAAGAAGAACCTCAGCAAAAAAACGGCGGCAGTTATCGGCGCATCAGCGTTTGCGGGCGCTGTTTTGGCAGTCATTGTGATTGCCCGGACTCCGATGCCGCTTTGATTAAACGGGATGCTTGATTGCCTGTGCATAAGTACAACTTCAAGTTTATCGGGGAAATAGCAAAGCCAGTCGAGCCAGTCAACGGTCAAGATGAACGGCGCATTTCATGCGCCGCCGTTGACAGTCCCGCCCGGCTTTGCCAAAGGGTAATCAAGGCGGGAAAGCCCTAAAACGGCTTCCCGCCCATTTCAATTTTGAGAGAAAAATCCGTCTGTTTTTTCGTGAGTGTGTCCACAAGTTCGGGATATTTTGTCCCGAAGTCCGGCGTGGGACGAGGAACGAGGGCTTTCATATACGCCCTGTCTGCTGATAAAACCAGTCCTGCGGTTGCGGCTCCACGCCACGCAATCACAGCCCTGCTTTCCTGCCGCTTCAAATGCCTTTGCCCTCTCCGGCGGCAACAGCATTTTCACGGCAACGCCGACAGAGCGTATAACACACTACACTTTGCGAGCAAAGTCGTGTGCCAAGGGGCAAGCCCCTTTGGAAACCCCTGACAACAAAACAGGCGGTATGCTGCCCTCTCCGGGAGCATACCGCCGTTTGTTGTCAGCAGCCCGTTTCATGGTCTGCGTGTAGTTCCTTGTAAACTGACCTAAGGTGACAAATAAACCAATAGGAACCTGTTGTATAGGAACAGAGGGGCCTGATGGAGGATGGGGGGTTCGAGATTTTTATTGTACTGTTGCTACAGATAATATAGCATCTTGCCGCGTAATGGAAAAGTGTGGGCTTAAGCCAGAAGCAACTGGTAGTTTTAAAAATCATAACACTGGTGTTGAACATGAATCTACTATTTATAAAATGAAATTAAAGTAGATAATAGACTTAAAATATGATAATTAGTTGCACATTCTTTATAAAATGCGAATCAAAACCCCACACTACTGATTTTCTATCGGTGGTGTGGAGTTTCCATTTTTTATACTTATGCCTAAATTTCCGTGCCGTTCTTAAAGGTAAACCGTACATCGTCTTTATCATAAACAGTAGCGTAGTCCACAAGGCTGCACCACAGCTTTTCGTCAAATTCGGTAAGTAAGTTCTCTTGTTTGCGGAGGGTGTAGAGGAAGGCATTAATCGTACTGAGCCTTGTTTGCTTATCGGTGATTTCTTCTGTGACCGCAGTATGGCGAGCCTTGGCAAGGTCAAAGCGGTCAACCAGGCCATTGTATCGCTCTTGGTATTCACCTTGGTCAAGAGCAAAATGTGCATTCTCACCGATGGTTTGCTGTATCATTCCAGCCACAACCTCGATTTCATTTTGCAGTTCAGTTTGTTCTTTTTCCAAGTCGGCAGTGTCAAAGACCGTAGATTTTATAAGTTCAAAGTTTCCGAGGATTTCCTCCCTGTCGGAGAGCAGCTTATTGACCGCTGATATGAAGATTGTCTTGATCGTTTCTTCATCAAGGTGCGGTGTCCGGCAATGATTGCCCTTATCGTATTTGTGGTTACATTGGTAAATGGTGCGGCGGTATTTACTGGTGGAGTGCCATATCTTTGAGCCATACCAAGAACCGCACTCGCCGCATTTAATCCTGCTTGAAAATATGTTGACTCCGCTTCGGCGGTTAGGACCAGGATTGCGGTTCTCCAGTTCTATCTGAACCATATCGAATACAGCAGGGTTGATAATTGCCTCGTGGTTGTTTTTAACATAGTACTGAGGAATCTCGCCTTCATTGATCTTCTTTTTCTTGGTGAGAAAATCCGTCGTGTAGCTTTTCTGTAAAAGGGCATCGCCCTTGTATTTTTCGTTTTCAAGCATTCGGCGGACTGTTGCGGCATTCCATTTTGACTTTTTACCGGGCGAAAGGATGCCTTCAGCAGTAAGTGTCTTGGCAATCTTATAGGGTGAATATCCCTCAAGGAAGAGGGCAAAAATGCGCCTGACGATTACTGCTTCTTTTTCGTTCAGTACAAGGTTGCCATCTTCTCCACGGTCGTAACCGAGGAAGTGCCCAAAGGGAATGGTGACCTTGCCGTCCGAGAATCGCTTCCTCTGTCCCCATGTGACGTTCTCTGAAATGCTTCGGCTTTCCTCCTGGGCAAGCGAGGACATAATGGTAATCAGCAACTCGCCCTTGGAGTCCAGGGTCCATATGTTTTCTTTTTCGAAGTAAATCTCGATCCCTTTTTCCTTTAGCTGGCGGACTGTTGTAAGGCTGTCTACCGTGTTACGGGCAAATCGGCTGACCGACTTGGTGACTATAAGGTCAATCTTTCCGGCAAGGGCATCCTCTACCATTCTCTTAAAGCCCTCACGCTTTTTGGTGTTGGTACCCGATATACCTTCATCGGTGTAGACATCAACAAATTCCCAATCGTCACGGCTTTTGATGTAACTGGTGTAATAATCGACCTGTGCTTCGTAGCTGGTGAACTGCTCATCACTGTCGGTGGAAACACGTGCGTATCCAGCTGTGCGGCGTTTTCTTTGCTCGTTGATAGGAGCAGCAGTGAAACGGCTAATTGTAGCAGGAATGGTCGTTACATTTTTAGCTGTTTTCGCTCTGCTCATGTTTATCCCTCCATACCTGTGTCATTTTCTTGCTTTGGCGTTGTTTTCGTTCTTCTGACCACGCTGGCTGTCGGCGCTTAAACTGCCATTGCCGTGTAACCTCGCTGCCGCCCTTGAGGTGGAAAGTAAGCTCCTCATTGGAAACCACTGTAATGCGGTCAACCTTATCTGTGAATGTAGCTTCATCAAATTCATCGATGCCGAGAACGTCAGCAGAGATGCTTTTTAGAAGGTTTTCTTCTAAACCACTGTGTCCGCAATTGTTATGGGGTGGGCAGCGCCAGTGATGGGCTTTTTCTCCGCTTACACGAGTGCTGGTGTTTCTGCGTAAATTCTGACCGCATTTACTGCAGCCTATCTTGCAGGAAAAGCAGGTAATGGTTCCTGAACTGCGAGGGTTCTTTTTGCTGTATACAGACTTTGCTGCACGGGCTTCTGGAGTCCACCAATCCTTTCTGGCAGTAGATTCCCAATGCTGAGTAATGACCTTTCCATCGTAGAAATGAAAAATGAGTTTATCCTCGCCATTTACCACGATTTTTTCAACTTGCTCCAAGAAAACATACTCATCGAACTCCTCTAAACCAATCACCTCTGTACAGACCCTTTGAAGAATTTTTTCTGGGATATTTTTGGCACTGCATTCGGATGCACCTTTGCGGTCTTTGGTTTGGCAAGTCCAAATATAATAAACTTCGCTGGGATCCTTACGTTGCCGTTTACCGCTACGCCTGTAGCTGACACCACAGTTTCCGCATTTTACCTTGCTGGTAAAGCAGGTGGTGTTAATCGACTTATTGGCGAAAACGCCTAACTCTCTGCGCCGTGCGATTTCGGCCTGCACCTTTTCATAAGTCTCCAAGTCGATAATGGCTTCATGAGAATCTTCTACCCAATATTGGGGAAGTTCGCCATCATTATTTTTTGACTTGTGTGTGATGTGGTCAGGGATAAAAACCTTCTGTAGAAGCATGTTCCCGGTGTACTTTTCATTGCGGAGTATGGCTCTGATTGAGGTATTGGAAAAATGACCGCCTGTGTATGATTTGACACCCATTTCCTCCAGCTGAATTTCTGTTTGCTCGGCAGACAGCCCTTTGAGGAAATTATCGAATATAAGCCTTACAATTTTGGCTTCTTCAGGCTCAACAATGAAACGTTCGCCATCCCATCGGTAGCCATAAACATTAAATGAATTCGGCCTTCCTTGCTGGAATTTTTTCCTTATAGCCCATTTCACATTTTCGCTGGTGGAGCGGCTTTCTTCCTGGGCAAAGGACGCAAGCAGTGTTAACATTAACTCGCCGTCCTCGCTTAGAGAATTGATACCTTCCTTTTCAAACCGGACTTCAATTCCAAGTTCCTTGAGGTGTCTGACCGTTTCAAGTAAATCAACAGTATTGCGGGCAAAGCGCGAGATGGACTTTGTGAGGATGATGTCAATTTTTCCTTGCTCGCAATCCTCAAGCATTCTTCTAAACTCAGCACGATTGTCAGTCGTGCCGGAAATACCCTCATCTGCATAAACGCCTGCGTATTGCCATTCACGATGCTTTTGAATGAATGAACTGTAAAAGCTGATTTGTGCTGATAGTGAATGCAGGGTGCGGCCTTTTTCTTCTGAAACTCTCGCATAAGCGGCGACCTTTTTCCGCTCAGGTAGTTGTGGCAGTTTAGTTTCTATTTTGCTTACTTTTCGCAAATAATCACTTCCTTTCTGATACAATACATCACTCTAAAGGCCTATAAAGTCAAGGAAGTTTGGGCTAATAACGTGCCGAATATGGGGCGATATTTCTCAAGCATTTTTGTATCAATTATG